CTACTAAACGAATTGGTATACTGGTTGCCCGCACTAACTTTGTTTATCGCGGGGTAGGTGCTTATGCTAAAAGTATTATTGATTGGGCATTAAGTTTAGGATACCACGTTGATGTCATTTCTGATGCTCCTGTAAGACGTGATGGTTTATTTGATCAATATGAATTACGGGTTCAGTGGATTAGTCCTCCTACTACCATAGATGATAATGTTTACAAAGAACTGGCTTCTTTTTCAAAACCATTTGATACCACACTGAGCATTAATTTTCGTAACGCATTAGTTTACGCATTGCGTCATCATACTTACGATATGATAATTACAAATACTGGCGAAGCATTGGATGCTGTAACTGGTATTGGTGTACACAAATATTGCACAGTACTACATCCTACGCATCATGAATCCGAAGCTGGAGTTAAAGTTAAACATGACATTTTTGCTCCTGGTGTAACCGATCGTTATCGCGCTTTATGTAACTTACCCGATGTACTACTGGCTTGCCAAAGTGATTGGATACAAGAAAATGCTCAAACACAATATCCTGACAAAGTGACTGAATGTTTAGTTGTGCCTCCATTAGTTCCAGAAAAAGAATTACTTGATTTTAGCACATTGCCAACAGAACGTTGGGGAGTAGGATTTGTTGGCCCTTGGGAACCACGTAAAAATCCCGAAGCATATATTGCCGCACTTAAAGCCTCGGGATTACCTGGCGTAGTACTGGTGCCATCAGAAACATCTGCTAAGAAATTTAAGGAACGTTTTAAACAAGAAGGTATTGAGTATAAAATTCACGTGGGTGTCACTGGCGCGGAAAAAACAAGAATTATACAAAGTTTGGCGGCTGCATATCATCCAGCAGTTAGTGAAACTTTTGGATTAGGAGCATTAGAAACTGCTCACAGTTGCCCTACTGTATTACTATCTAAACATGATTGGAGCTACGCACATAAAGACTATGCTGTTATAGTGGAAGAAAGTGAAGCCGCTGATGTACTTAAATCAGTATATGGAGCAGGAGTTATCAAAGAAGTACAAGACATATTAACAGCACGTCATAAAACTATTAGTGAGCAATTAGTCAAATTGGCTACCCGAAAAAAAATCACAACCGTTCACAAAAATAACTTTCACACAGAATTGGGAACCGTGGGTTTAATAAATCATAAAGAATTTACTGATACTCATAATTCTTTTTGTACAGATGAAATATATAAAATGTTACGACTACCGGCGGTAGAAGCTGTAGAAGTGTTACATAGTTATAACGAAACATATTATAGAAATCGAGGAAGTAACTTGTTGCCGGAGGAAAAATCAGATCCTAGCAGTTTGTTTACTTTCGAATAGAATGGCCTTAGGACCGGTAATTCGTTACCGTAGGCTGGGCGGCTACTGCCTTGAGTAATCCGATTCGCTACCGGAACCTCTAAAAGTAGCATTACCAATTTACTACAATTTAATTAATTAATCGTGTATAATACTACATCAAAGGAGATTTAAATGTCAGACAGAATTTTTACCGCAGAACAAACTAATAAACTTACTCAAGTCATTAATGAAGGCATGCAGGTTATGCAAGAAATTGAAACACTGACTGGCGGATTAAGTGACACTGTCAAAGCAGTTGCTGAAGAATTGGAAATCAAACCCAACATTCTCAAAAAAGCCATTCGCTTGGCACATAAATCTGAATTTGGTCGTGAACAAGATGACCATGCTTTACTTGAACAAATTCTCACACAAGTTGGTAAGACACTATAAATATTATAGTTAGAAGTAAGAGTCGTTCACTTAAAGAACATGAGACACGGCTTACCGGCCATAAACGGAGAATAATTTGAGTTATGTAGATTGTCTATACGATCGCGAACATGATCGTATCCATGTTGTAGAACGTGTCAACGGCGAACGTGTTTACAAAGAATATCCAGCTGATTATATCTTTTACTACAACGATCCGCGTGGTAAATTTACTTCAATATATGGCACTCCTGTTGCTCGTTTTTCCAGTCGCAACGCCAAAGAGTTTCGAAAAGAAGTTGCTATCCAACGTGGCAAACAACTTTATGAATCGGATATCAATCCTATATTCCGTTGTTTAGAAGAAAACTATAAAGGCAAAGATGCTCCTGAGCTTCAAACAGCGTTTTTTGACATTGAAGTAGACTTCCACAAAGACAAAGGATTTTCTCCTACCACTGATCCGTTCAACGCCATTACTGCCATTTCAGTTTACCTACAATGGATGAATCAACTGGTTACTTTAGTTGTTCCGCCCGCACATATGAGTTTGGCAACAGCGCAGGAAGTTGCCGCTGACTTTGAAAATTGTATTGTGTTCGAGCATGAAGCTGATATGCTTAAAACATTCCTTGACTTAATTGAAGATGCTGATGTTATATCCGGCTGGAATAGTGAAGGATATGACGTGCCATATACTATCAATCGTATTACTAGAATACTAAGCAAAGACGACACCCGTAGATTTTGTTTATGGGGCCAATACCCTAAACAACGAGAATTCGAACGCTTTGGCGCCACTAGTACAACTTATGATATTGTTGGTCGTGTACACATGGACTACATGCAATTATATCGCAAATACACATACGAAGAGCGACATAGTTACAGTTTAGATGCTATTGGTGAATATGAATTAAGTGAAAGTAAAACAGCATACGAAGGTACGCTAGATCAATTATATAATCAAAATTTTAAAAAGTTTATTGAATATAATAGACAAGATACATTGTTACTTGACAAGTTAGATAAAAAGTTGCGGTTTATCGAATTAGCAAATGAATTAGCTCACGCCAATACTGTATTACTTCCAACTACAATGGGAGCGGTGGCTGTAACTGAGCAAGCTATTATTAACGAAGCACATGAACGTGGGCTTGTTGTGCCAAATCGTAAACAAAGATTAACTGATGATGAAACTGCGGCTGCTGGTGCCTATGTTGCGTATCCCAAAAAAGGAACACATGAATGGGTAGGTGCTGTAGACATTAACTCTCTATATCCAAGTGCTATCCGCGCACTAAACATGGGAATGGAAACAGTAGTTGGGCAACTAAGACCTGTAATGACTGAACGTTATATCGACGAATTAGTATCTAAAGGAAAAACATTTGCCGCGGCTTGGGAAGGTGTATTTGCCAGTTTGGAATATACAGCAATCATGGAACAACAGCGTGGCACTGAAATTACTATTGACTGGCAGGACGGGGAACATTCAGTACATTCTGCTTCTGAAATATGGGAAATGATTTTTAATAGTAATCAACCTTGGATGTTAACAGCCAATGGCACTATCGTTACTTACGAAAAGAAAGGTGTCGTTCCTGGATTATTAGAGCGTTGGTATGCCGAACGAAAAGAAATGCAAGAAAAGAAAAAAGAAGCTACCGATCCTAAAGAAATTGCATTTTGGGATAAACGACAACTTGTAAAAAAGATTAACTTGAATAGCCTATACGGGGCAATTCTTAATCCGCATTGTAGATTTGCGGACAAACGTATTGGACAATCAACCACATTATCTGGACGCAGTATTGCTCGGCATATGGCAGGTTATATCAACGAATGTATTACCGGCAAGTTTGATCATTTGGGTGATGCTATTGTATATGGCGATACAGACTCGTGTTATTTTAGTGCCTGGCCCGTTCTCAAAAAAGAAGTTGCGGCAGGCAATATGGAATGGAGCAAAGAAATTTGTATTCAATTATATGATTCAATTGCTGAACAAGTAAATTTATCGTTTCCAGCATTTATGGAACAAGCGTTCCACTGCCCTAGAGAAGCTGGTGAATTAATCAAAGCCGGTAGAGAATTAATAGCATCTAACAGTTTGTTCATTACTAAAAAACGTTATGCTGTATTAATTTATGATTTAGAAAATAAACGTCTTGACATTAATGGGTCACATGGCAAAATTAAAGCTATGGGCTTAGATTTAAAACGAAGCGATACACCAAAAGTTATTCAAGAATTTTTGTATGAAATTTTAGAAAAAGTATTGACAGGTACTACGAGAGATGAAATCGTAGACCGTATTCGAGAATTTAAATATGCGTTTGCTGAGCGTCCAGCCTGGGAAAAAGGAACTCCTAAACGTGTCAACAATTTAACCAAATATGGAAAAGCCGAAGAAGCTGAAGGCAAAGCAAATATGCCAGGGCATGTTCGAGCAGCATTGAACTGGAACAATATGCGTCGCATGAACAGCGACAATTATTCTATTGCGGTAGTTGACGGAATGAAAACCATTGTGTGTAAATTAAAACCCAATCCCATGGGATGGACTAGTATTGGATACCCAACTGACGAACAACGATTACCGGATTGGTTTAAAGAATTACCCTTTGACGATGGATTAATGGAAGCTACTATTGTAGATCAAAAAATTGACAATTTATTAAGTGTATTAAACTGGGATTTAGCAAGTGCTACTAACACAGAAAATACATTCCAAACATTATTCGAGTTCTAAATGCCTTTAAGCGATATTGTACTTGTAAAAACACAATTAGATAAATTATCGGCTATTCCAATTCAAAAAGTAGCTGTTCATTCATTAAATGAAATTACACAATTATCCAACAGACTGAATGATACAAAACAAACCATAGAACAAGCATTTGATAATTTTGAACATGAGCTTGACCAAGTTAAATTAGGAATAAAAAAAGACATAGAAGAAAGTGAAAAACACTGGTTTCAAGAAAGTTATAAATCTTATAAAGAAGTAATTGAATGGGAGTTATCTGAAGATCCTGATACTATATTTAAAATTAGAAAAGGGTATGTTGAGGATATGGAATTGTTGCGTAGTAGATTACGATTATACGTAGATTGGAAATATGCCGCTATCGTTATTCATCCAGGACAAGAAGAATTTATAGAAGATATGGTAGGATTTGATCCATTATACATAATAGACGTAAAACACGATTTACTGTTATCAGCATTAGGAAAATTCCCTGAACAATATCAAAATCGATTACGCTCTTATACCATTACTGAAAATTTTGATAAAGATATTTTAGATAAGATACCCGATAGTCAATTTGGGTTATGTTTGGCCTATAATTATTTAAATTATCGTCCGTTTGAAATGATAAAAAAATATTTAATTGAAATTTATCAAAAACTCAAACCAGGCGGAACATTTATCTTAACTTTTAACGATTGTGATAAAACAAGTGCTGTTAAACTAGTAGAAAAAAATGAACGGCCTTACACACCAGGGCATTTGATTAAAAGTTTTGCTGGGAGTTTAGGATACCAAATTGTATATACTGACAATACCGACCAAGCCAGTACTTGGTTAGAATTGTGTAAACCTGGTGAATTAACAACAATAAAAGGTGGTCAAAGTTTGGCAGAAATAGTTTCAAAACCGTTGTAAAATCTAAATAAAGCTGTTATACTATTAACATTACATAAAGGAAATATAAATGCGTGATAATCTTTTGGACTTAGTTAGTCATACTTTTGACTTGGGTTGTATTGATCAAGTTAAAGTTGTTGGAACTGATAAAGAAACAAGCATCAGTGGTTTAGCTGAAGACCGTTCAGTTGTAGTAGAGGGAACTTTGTCTAACCCAGTGGCTGAATTTATTGGTACATTTGGCATGCCAAATTTATCCAAACTTAAAATTCTTTTGAACTTACAAGAATATAAGGAAAATGCCAAGTTAACCATTAATCGTAAAGATACTGGTGCTCCAGATCAACTTAACTTTGAAAATAAATCTGGTGACTTTAAAAATAGCTATCGTTTTATGGCGGCAGAAGTTGCCAATGAGCGTATTAAAACTGTTAAATTTAAAGGTGCTAAATGGAATATTGAATTTGAGCCAACAACGGCTGCGATTCAGCGTTTGAAAATGCAAGCGGCTGCTAATTCAGAAGAAAATAATTTTCAAGCTAAAACAGAAGATGGCGACTTAAAGTTTTACTTTGGCGACCATTCAACTCACGCTGGTAATTTTGTATTTCAAACTAACGTAGAAGGCACACTTAAACGTGCTTGGTCTTGGCCAGTTAAAACTGTGATTGGCATTCTTGATTTGTATGGCGATAAAGTTATGCGCATTAGTGATGATGGAGCGGCACAGATTACTGTTGATTCTGGGCTTGCTGTTTACAACTTTATTTTACCAGCACAATCTAAGTGATCAAAGAAAACACCCCAACACCTGAACCAATAGTACAGGACGATCTTACTGCCAAGCAGTCGGACTATGCATTGTTCCTTCCGGCTCTTAGCGGCTTCTATGGTACTTTTATTGGCAAACAGCGTAGTGGACCTTTTGTAGCTCCTACTCGTATGCCTGCAAAGATCAAAGATATGGAAATGCTTAACTGGTTAAACAAACAAAAAGGATTATTTCCATACAAGTGGAGTTTGTATTCGGCTGGTCATGCCAACTTAGATCTCACTAAGCAAGATTGGAACGAAGATATGATACGAAATCGTGACCGTGCTAATACATTTGTATTGGGTGATTCGGGTGGTTTCCAAATTGGTAAAGGTGTGTGGGCCGGTGAATGGCGTGATCCCAATGGACCAGAAGTTCGAGCTAAGATGGCAGAAGCTCAAGCTAAAGGCATTGAACAAGTTCCTGCGCTTAAACCAGATGGCACACCCAAACATGATAAAAATGGTAACACCAAGTACACTAAAATTGATCACGTAAAAGATTATCAAAACAAATTAGATGCGGCACAGAAAAAACGTGAAGCGGTCCTCACTTGGATGGATGGTATTATGGACTATGGCATGGTTCTTGATATCCCGGCTTGGGTAGAACGCAGTCCGGCGGGTCGTAAAGCAACAGGTATTGAATCATATCAACAAGCGGTTGAAGCTACCAAATATAACAACGAATACTTTATTAAACATCGCAATGGTAACTGTAAGTTTTTAAATGTACTACAAGGTGAGAATCACGCACAAGCAGATGACTGGTATGCACAAATGAAAGACTTTTGCGATCCAAACATCTACGGTGATAAAGCATTTAATGGTTGGGCCATGGGCGGCCAGAATATGTGTGATGTAGACTTAGTCTTGCGGAGATTGGTAGCCTTGAAGTTTGATGGATTGCTTAAAGAAGGGCAACACGATTGGATGCATTTCTTAGGCACAAGTAAATTAGAATGGGCATTACTATTAACAGATATTCAGCGTGCCATTCGCAAGTATGTAAACCCAAGTTTTACTATATCGTTTGACTGTGCCAGTCCATTTTTGGCAACTGCTAACGGTCAAGTGTATCATCAAATAGATATTGAAGACAGACAAAAGTGGTGTTATCGTATGAGTTTTATTGCTGACAATAAAAAGTACTCCACTGATACACGTTCATACCGCGATGCTGTGCTACAAGATGGATTAATTGGTCATTTTGATGATAGTCCTGTTAGTAAAAATTTACAAATTAAAGATGTTTGTTATTATCAACCAGGAATGCTAAACAAAATTGGTAAAGAAGGTAAAACCTCTTGGGATTCGTTTAGTTACGCATTACTAATGAGTCACAATGTTTGGTTGCATTTAGAATCGGTACAACGTGCTAATCGAGAATACGATGCTGGCAAATGTCCCAATATGCTTGTAGATGAACGCTTTGATACTGTATACTTTAAAGATGTAATAGAAGCTATATTTTCTGCTCCAGATCGCGAAACTGCCATTGCTATTATTGATTTGTATGATAAGTTTTGGCAAAGCATTATTGGCACCCGCGGGGCTACAGGCAAAAAAACTGTTAATGCTAGTACCATGTTTAGCAATTTATTTGCTGCAGAAGAACCAGAGCCAGATGAACATTATCTTGATGATTCTGGATTAGATGAATCTAAACTTGATGAATTGGAAAATAGTAATGCCTAACACTCGACTTAAAAAATTAGAAGAAGAACATATAGCACTCAACAAACGAATTGATGGTTTGGAAAGTACAGGCGTGTTTGATGATGTAACCCTTGAAGTTTTAAAAAAACAAAAATTACATTTGCGTGATAAAATTCTTAAATTAAAATATAACCACGAGTCCAACGATTAATGAAAAGTCTTATTGTAGGAATGGGTATTGGTCAGTTATACAAACAGGTATTAACTGAACTTGGACATGAGATTGTAACTGTAGATCCAGATATTAGCCGCGGTGCTGATTTACCATCAGTTATGGCAGCTATTCTTGCTCATGATCGATTTGATACTGTACATATTTGTACTCCCAACTTTACGCACGAAGAAATAGCAAGACAAGTAGCACCATATAGTCGTGTTGTGTTTATTGAAAAACCAGGATTAGAATCTACAGTAGCTTGGCTTAATATAACTGAAGACTACCCCAAAACACGTTTTATAATGGTCAAAAATAATATGTGGCGTGATAACTTAGATGAATTGCGTAGCTATGTTGACAACAGTAATACTATAAAATTTAAATGGATTAACAAAAATCGTATTCCTGGTCCAGGTACTTGGTTTACTACTAAGTCATTAGCATACGGCGGAGTTAGTAGAGATTTACTTCCACACTTATTGAGTTTGTACATAGCACTTGACAATAATTGGACTATGACACATGTGACTGGTTATGAATCGCGCCAAGTACACGCATTAGATACTATTGGTGATACTGAATATGGCGCTGTTGATAAAAACGGCATATACGATGTTGATGATATGTGTAAAATTAAATTTATGAGTCAACATAAAACTTGGAAATTAGAAGCCAACTGGGCCAGTGGTAAAGAAGACGATCGTGCTATAGAGTTTGAATTAAATGATGGAACAATAAAAAGATTTGAATTAGGATTATGTCCAGAATCCGCTTATCTAAATATGATTAAAGATGTTGTTGCCAATATTGATAACGATGAGTTTTGGCAAGACCAGTTAACCAAAGATTTGTGGATCCATAAAAGAGTAGAAAACATATGAGAACTCGAATTTTATATACAGACGGTAAAGGTAAATTTGTAGAAACTATTTACGATAAACCTGATTGCGGTGAAAATGAAATTGTAGTCAAGGCTTTAATGACTGGGGTATGTCGATCAGACATTGACATGATGCAGGGTAATTTTGGACCATTGCCACTTGATATGAACGGCCACGAAGGCATCGGGGAAGTTATAATTGTTGGGGCAAATGTTAATGATATATCCATAGGAGATTATGTTGCTACCCGTGGGGAACCTGCCTATGCTGATTATTACAATGTTAGAGATGGCGAATTTGTTAAAATACCAGAAGCACATCCACGCTACATATTAGAACCTGTGGCTTGTGGTATGAATGTGGTACGTCAAGCAAGTAAAGAGATTGAACTACGCTCAGGTCCAGGTAAAAAATTATTGATACTAGGTAGTGGATTCTTGGCATGGGTAGCTTATCATACATTAAAGATTGAAGGTTACGATATAGAAGTTGATGTAGTAGGATCATCTAACATAGATATTTGGGGTGACATACTATTACTAGGTACAACTGAAAAATATGATGTAGTCATAGATCTCAGCGGAAAAGATGATGTATTCAATGGTGATTTATTAAACGAAGGCGCATTAATCATTATGGGTGCGCAAAAGAAAGTTACTACAGATTTTGGTAATTTACTTTGGAAAGCCTGTACAATGATATTTCCAAGCCCTAGAAATCCAGATTTCCTTTATGCTATGAAACGAGCAGAATATTGGATAACTTCTGGTAAACTAAATGTTGATTATTTTTGGACCAGAAGTTATAATAGAAATACAGAATGGCAACAAGCCTTCGACGATGGCTTAAATCGTCCTAACAATTATAGCCGCGGCTACATTGTTTGGTAAATTAAATGTTAGATACAAATGAACGACAAGCGGTAACTTATTTTGTAGGGTATGAAGTAGAACATACTATTTGTCATGGTATGAAAACACTATTTGTAGTTGGTACACCTCCTGTTGATGAAATATTAGACAAAGCCAAAGCCAACGATTGCAAACATATCTATTTTGGAACTAGTCAAAGTTTTAACCCGGTCGCTGTATCGCATGAAGAATATAGAGCATGGGATTTAGTAATTGTTTCCTGTTTAGAGGCAGACTACTGGGTAACACTAGATTTTGATGTTAAACACGCAGAAGGTATACTTGAATCTAGTTACTGCGAATATCAAAAGTTTGTTCCTATGATTAGCGTAAAACTTCCTTATATTAATCAATTTAATTACAACGCTACAATTAAATTAGATGATTTAACTTGGGGCAAAACTAACCCTGGTGTTTGGACACATCAGCTCAATGAATTAATGACTAAAAACAAATATACATATTGGGATCAATATACTCAAGATGAGGAAATCAAATAATGTTACCACGTAAATGGAGACTCGCTATGTTAAACTGGCTCGGTGCTGGCTACATGACTATAGAAAAAAACGACGATTTTGACTCTATTGCGATTGAAGATTGTTCAGGCCCATCAATTGAAATTGAGGGATTGACTTTTAATGTAATGCCGGCACAAGGAGGTACTATTGTACAACTTCGCAAGTATGATGACAAGCTCAATCGTAATAGTTATTCCACGCATATTATCGCAGAAGGCGAAGATGTGGCAGAAACAATTGGTAAAATCGTAGCAATAGAACTTTGGAAGGCTTAACATGGATCAAAGACAACAGATATTAGCAGAAACAGCTATTCGTATTATGGAAAAAGCTGAACGTAAAATTTGGGTTACGTTTCGCAAAGAAGGGATGCATCGCTATCCAGCGGCAGCCACAGATCCAAACTTATGTACAGCGGGAGAATATGATGTATCGTTCCTTGCTAACGCTCACCGCCATATTTTTCATTTCAGGGTCTGGATTGATGTGTTCCATAATGATCGCGATTTGGAGTTCATACAATGTAAACGCTGGTTAGAAAGTTTGTATAGCAAAGATATTTTAGAACTCGATTTTAAGTCATGTGAAATGATAGCCGATGACTTGTATGTACAAATAGCCGCCAGGTATCCTGAACGTGCTGTATGGATTGAAGTAGCCGAAGATGGTGAGAACGGTTGCCTCATAAAGTATGAACTTTCTCGCCCAACAAATAGTATTAAATTTTAAGGAAATATAATGGGTAAGCAACAACACAAACCCAGTGCTCGCGCACTCGCTGTACATGATGATCTAGGTAAGTTTTTGGATTTCTGTGTTGAATACGGATACAGATATAATGAAAACGATTTGTATAATTTCAAAGCATATGCTTGGCAACAGTATAACAAATTTGTTCAAGGCAAAAACGCTAAGAATATGTGGGTTGAAGATGCACGCCGTTTAGGAAGAGCAATTTGACCGTTTTTTTAGTCGATCTCGAAAGTGTTTCCACTCGTTATACTTGCGAGTGGAAAACTCACTTACCAACACTTTTACGCAAGGCAGGACACAATGTTCAAGTTATCTCTGGGCCTGAGGATATTCCTTCAGCCACTACTCCTGGTGCTTTTCTTAATTTTGGTGGCACCAATATATACAAGTCTAGTCAAGTTGAACAAATGGGGCGTCTATTTTGCGCCGGATCAGTACAGCCTGGCGATCACTTCTTGTTTACCGATGCTTGGCATCCTGGTGTCATCAACTTAAAATACATGAGTGAGTTATTACAGATTCCTGTAACACTACACGGTTTATGGCACAGCGGTAGTTATGATCCTGAAGATTTTCTAGGGCGTTTAATTGGAGATAAACCTTGGGTTAGATTCGCTGAGAAGAGTTTCTTTGAAGCATTTGATCATAACTACTTTGCTACCGAATTCCATATCAATATGTTTTGTAAGAATTTGTTACATATTGGAATGACACAAACTATTGATGGTTTTAAAGAGTTAGGAAAGATTGTACAAACAGGATGGCCAATGGAATATATGGAGGAAACGTTGGCTCCATATAAAAATTTACCTAAACGCGATTTAATCGTATTCCCGCACAGAATCGCTCCAGAAAAACAAGTTGAAATATTTAGAGATTTGGCACATTGGTTACCAGACTATGAATTCGTTGTTTGTCAAGACCATCAATTAACTAAGCACGAATATCACACATTGTTAGGTGAAGCAAAAATAGTATTCAGTGCCAACTTACAAGAAACATTGGGAATTAGTTGTTACGAGGGAGCCATATTAGATTGTATTCCTCTTGTTCCCGATAGATTAAGTTATCGAGAAATGTATCAAGATAATTTTAAATATCCCAGTGCTTGGACCAAAAACTTTAAATCATATGAATTACATCGAGCAGATATATGTAAAACTATATTTGAAGATATCGAAACATATGATATTCGAAGACCATACATTGCTAAACAAGCCAAAAGTTTAACCGAACGATTCTTTTCGGCGACAAATTTATTAAACAATTTAAAATAACAGTTGACAAGAACCTAAATAAACCTGTATAATGTATTACACGGAGAACTTATGACATCATTTACAACAGAAGATAGAATTAACGCAAATAAACTAGTTGAAGAAGCCCCGTATCATCCTGGATACGAAGATGCCGCAATGAATATGAGCGACAAAGGTTACAAAGAAACTAACCTAGCAGACGCTATCCGCTTTAAAATGAAGCGTGATAAAAAACGTTTTTGGGCTGGTGATAATATTAGTGATTACTTACACGAAGGTGATAAGGAAATCCTAATCAAGGAAGCCACAGAAGCTTTTGAAAAAGTGTTGGACACACTATTGATTGATCGTGAAAACGATCCTAATAGTCACGGTACAGCCAAGCGACTAGCTAAAATGTATTTTACCGAAATCATGGCTGGTCGCTATGAACCTGCCCCAGATTGTACAGCATTTCCAAATAATAGCAAGGATAGATATGAAGGTATGTTGGTTGTACGGAGTGAGCTCCGTAGTATGTGTAGTCATCACCATCAGCCTGTCGTTGGGGTCGCTTATATTGGGATCATTGCTGCTGACAGGCTTATTGGACTTAGTAAGTATACTCGCATTGCTCAGTGGTGTGCTCGCCGTGGTACACTTCAAGAAGAATTGTGTAACGACATCGCAAGAGAAATAATGAAAGCAACAGGTAGTAAAGATGTAGGGGTTTATATCGAATGTGAGCATGGCTGTTGCATTAACAGGGGCATTATGGCTCATAGTTC